TGTAGACGAATTATCACCGGAACTTGGCGGAGACTTAGATTTAAACACAAACAACATTGTTGGTACCGGTAATATTAATATCAATGGCACAATTACTGCTACAGGTAACATTAACTTAGGCGACGGTGCTGAAGATAATGTAATCGTTGGCGGATCTATTTCAAGCAGTCTAATTCCAAATCAAAATGCCTCGCACGATCTAGGAAGTACCAGTCTAAGATGGCAAAATGTGTATGCAAATGGCGGCACATTCTTTGGAACAATACAGGCTAATGCAATCTCAGCTGACCTGATATCTTCTGATAGCACACAGGCATTCAATAGCGACACAGGCGAATTTCTTGGTGCTTTTACAGGTGATGTCAAATCCGCAAATGGCATTGTAGTTTTAGATCACGGCACAGACGGCACGGATGCTATATTAACAGCAGATGTCATTGGTAATCTATCAGGATTTCATACTGGCGATGTAAAAGGATCCGTATTTGGAGATGATTCTACTGTTTTAGTTGATAGTGTTAATAATATTTTCAGGAACAGTGACATAACCATCGATGGAGCAACTGTAACATCAACCGCAGATATGATTTTTAATTCCGAAGCACTTATTCTAAGTTCCTCCAATAATACCGGATCAGGTATATTTCCTGTTATAAGAGGGGAGTCATTTAGAGGCACAGCAGAGAACAAGACAAAAGTACAGGCAGGGGATGTGTTAACTTCATTTTCAGCCAGTGGATGGATGGGCACAGATATGTCTCCAGGAGGAACTATGGTGATATCGGCAGCGGCAACTCCAAACGAAGGAGACGCATTTATTCCTGTACAGATAGGTATAGGCTCTGCCGAGAACCTAACGGCAAATAATGGAAACTTCTTAAGAATTGACGAGGACGGAATCACAACTGTGCCTGCATTGATTGTGGGATCCTACGCAACGGGTGCCGAACCTACAGGCACAGACGGAATGATTATATACGATAGCGATACTGATAAATTCAAAGGTTATGCTAACGGCGTTTGGGTTGATTTGCACTAATCGGAAATAGCATTTTCTCCAACCTGTGTCTATAAATAATTTGATACAGGAGATCATATGTTTTTCCACATTTCAAAAAAGTTTGATTATACCTTCCCTAATTATATCAATCATAATGATTACTTTATTCATTTTGATAACGGATGGACATACTGTGAGAATTTTTTATACAAAGGTATCACACAAAAAGGTGTCTTACAAATCAAAAGTAAGCAAGACATCGACAACTATAGAAATGCCAACGGTACGTTTTGTATAATTAGTCTTGACTCAGATAAGATAGAAGTAATCGGCGGAAAAAAACAAAAATTTCCTATATATCTATTAGATATGACTATTTCAAATACATACACTGCCGGCACAAATGTGACATGTCCAATTTTTATTTCAAACACAAATATTACAGAAAGTTCGACAAAAGATCTTTATTATACAAATCTAAATACCGACGACAAAAACATAATAAATCTACTTGACGACGCAATTAGTAATTACATAAAAGATTTCAATAGTCCTACACCTATAAAAATTTATCCTACAGGTGGCGTAGATACCATATTGCTGATTTCCTATATCCTAAAACATGACATACCCTATGACTTAGTTACAGGCGAACACGCAGAAATGGACCGATTCCTTTGTAATCATAGAAACAGATTACGCAAAAATTACTGGGCATATTCTACTATACAACACTGGAAGGAGCCTTCGATTTTACTTACAGGTGCACATGGCGATGAAACTTTACTCCGAGACTTTTTGCAAGCTTATTTAATGTTAAAATATCACGATGAGGATTTAGTTACTGTATGTACTAAAAATCCTCAGCTATACCAAAGCACTCATTATTTGTTGCCACAGTGTATAGAAGAATATAAGGAATACAGCGATATGTGCTTTGAAAACGAAAATCAATTGAAATCATATATTTTGAACAAATTTAAAACAGATTATCAGCACTGGCATTTAGGCAACACATTATATTTTGCTCCTTTTGACAATATAGAATTGTTAAATTTATCCCTTAATCTTACTTGGGAGACTGCCAGAAAGCAACTTTTGGACGCATATGTGTCCAAACAACTGATACAAAAAAATAGACCAGGATTGCTAAGACTTATTTCGCCGCTAAAAAACGTAGATTATTATCAAAATTTATCCGATATATTCGACGGCATAAAAAATCTTGAGGACTTGTAATGAATCCAATTACATACATAAATTATCCGTTGAACAAATATCAACTACTAATGGAGGCAAAACAAGCAAAGACAAATGCAGTGCCTTACGGCAAAGACCCTAGGTATCCTGGAAAACAATTCAATGACTGGCTTATTTGTAAACACAATAGCAAATACATAGAACAAATTATGACTGATTTTGATATTAAAGGTAAACCTAGATTTTATTGGCTTGCTCCACATGCATTTTTACCCGAACACGTAGATCACAACACAGAATGTGCATTAAATTTTGTTTTGAATGATAATCCTGCACCAGTATTGTTCGGAGACGTAGAATATCTATACACAGCCGCATTGCTGAACACCCAAGTTCCTCACTCTGTGGTAAACAACAACGAAGAAAGGATTCTTTTCAAAATATCAATTTTTGAAGAATCATACAATAACTTATCAAAGAGAATAAAATATGCTGAAACCTAAAAAAATAATCAGCGACACAATGAAAGTGTTTGAGAAAGAGTTAGCGAATATCAACAACTTTGTATCTTATAGTGATTATAAACACATGCATAAAAGTTTTTTAACCCCCACGTCTATCATAGTGGATATGGATAGTCTACAGAATGAATTACAATCTTATCAAACTTTTTTTCAGCAATGGGGCAATAATCATACGCATCTTTCAAGATCAGGAATTGCACTAGTCAATTTAGATGGTGTCTTAAGCCGCACACAAGACCCTACAAACGGTTCTTTATATGAGTATAATGCCTTACATCCAAAGAACAAAATTATTGAATCAGATTGTGTCGTGCCTACTGAACTGATAAATCTTCCAAGTATCAAACCCTTAAGGATTTTCGACGGACACTGGTGCAGATCTAATATTTTAAAATGGGGCAATGGTGCAAAATTTTTTCCGCACATCGATAATTGTATTCCGGCGCCATGGTTACGCTTATGGGCCACAAATGATCCGAATAATCTCCATGTCAGCTATTACAATACAACAACTGAAAGCATGGAAAAAATACAAGACGTAGAAAAAGGCAGACTATATCTCATTGACACTAGTATTGTACATGATGCTGAAGCATTTGAAGATGACATATATCAATTATTTTTATCTACACTTCCTACTGCAAAAAATTTAGTAAAAGGATTGCTAAATGTATAAGATAGTGCCTTTTTCAGCAAATTTAAACCTTGAAGAATTTTATGCAAAAGCAAAGCAGAAAGGATTTGAAAATAACACAAGCCAGTTTTGGATACACGATTGCTTTAGAAACGAAAGGAAAAGTAAAACTTGGATTTTATATTACAAAAATAAACCTGTGGGATGTGTTGCGGCACATACATTTGACTTTTTAGATAAAGACTCATATCGCATTGCATGTAGGACTTGTGTATTTACAGATGAGCTTCCTAACCATGGCTTACGAAACATAAAGAAAACAATCCAACAACACCAAAACCCTACTGCACAATTTTTAATACCTACTTGCATAGAGTGGGCAGGAAATGATAAAAATTTATATGTTACTTCGAACGAACTAGAAAGCGGTTCACAACGCTTGGTTCACAAAATTTACTTTCCTGCACTGGAAAAAACAGGACTAGTAAAAAATTGCGGGCAAATTAAATATAGAGGAGCCTTGCAAACATTATGGAAGTTAGATGCTGAATTATTCTATAGAGAGCTGGAACAATATGGTAGATGGATATGAATTTTATATCAAAGACAGAAAATAATATTGACCTCAATTTGGCATTGACAGAATACATTAATATAATTGAGGCCCAGAACTGGCCAAAAAAATATGACAGCGAAGGCAATACATTATCTAGTAATCAAATAGGCCTTAATTATCGACCAGGAGCCTCTGATCAGTGGCTTGACAATACCGGAAGTTTATATAATTCTTCGCTACAACAATTCGATGCTAAAGAAAAAGATTTTACTGAATTTAATATCGAAAATGCACCGTATACTATAAAATTTATAAAAAATCTTGCAAAAAAAATAGGATTCAAAATTGGTCGTGTAAGATATATGCGACTCCAAGAAAAAACAGGACTTACAGTGCATCAAGATTTAGAACAAAGATATCATATTGCCTTAATAACTCATCCTTCAGCATTTTTCGGAGAAGTTATAGATCATAATGAATATTCTGCCAAATGTTATCATATCCCCGCCGACGGTTATGTTTACAAAGTAGACACTCGCAGGAAACATTTTGTGTATAATGGAGGCAGACAGGATAGGGTACATATTGTAATAAGTGAGGCATAAATGATATATTATTGGCAGGCTGAAATATCGGCCACAGTTCCAAATCATGTGAATGCAAATGACTTTGCGCTAAGAAATTTTTTAATCAGATCTAACGATTTTTTCAATGTACAAGCAATTGCTAAATTTTTATACTTTAGAGATATAACAATTCAGAATCCAATTGTTGCAACTCAGAGCAGTGATAGTGCGATATCTATACATCCAGGATTAAATAGATTCTTTGGAGCATGCCTACGCAAGGAGCCAGAATGGATTCCTGCTATAATATTAACTAATAAAACACCACTACCGATTAGCGGTATCAGATGGATTAAACAAACTGGTAAAATCAAAGCAAAGAATCTGCATGAACATTCTCGGGCATTTGATCAACCTGGAGTTGAATATGAAATTTTTATGTCTCACTGGATTGAAAATACAAATAATGCAAGACTAGAATTATTATATGGATCTAAAAAGGGCATTTTAAATCCTAATGGCACTTGGACAATACATGAAAGTATAGATAAAAATCAAGGCATTTGGAACACTATACAAAAAATTATTTCTCAAATAGATAATTACTCTTTGTGAATTATATTAGAGATTATTTGTTCTTTGGGTTTTGAATTCTTAAAATCCCCGCATGTCTTTGCACACATTAAAAGTTTTTCTTCGCCCCAGTATTTTTTCCATACAGTATGCCACTTGTGATTGCGAAAAACTTCTTTTATGGATTTTTGATTCAAATCTAAATTATCGATTCCCCCTAAATCATCAACAAGATCATAATATTGTTTTTTTATTTGTGCTTTTTGTTCCTTAACAATAGTTCTACTATCAGGAGTATTGTACGGAGCATGAGCTATGAAACAACAGGGAGAAATTCTACCATGAACATCTATATAAATTTCTTTGTTTTTTTTTGCTTGACACTTAATATTACAGGATTTGTATGTTTGCATAAAGTGGTCAATATCTTGCTTAGTTATTTCTGCAACTTTGTTATCGGATGGCGGTTTCAAGTTATACTGATGTTGACCGTCTTTATCTACAACACTAAATCTATTTTCGCCGATAAAACGATTAGTGTTTTTCATAGTAAATCGAGCAAAGCCTAGCTCTTTACTTCTGCGTTCTGCTTCTTGTGCTTGATGTTGGTTATGCTCGAACTTAATGAATACCCACTCTGCTTTCCCTCCTATATCTATAAATGTTTTAGCATTTGTAATTACATTTTCATAGGTAGTCCCAATACGATATATATGATGGGTATCTTCTAATCCGTCAATAGCAAAAAATATGCAGTGTTTTTCTGGCAATGCTTCTTTGAGATCTTGCCACCACCCTGCTGATCTTGCTCCGCCATTAGTATGAATATGAACATTTATTATATCTGAGGTTTGTTTAAGGTAGCGACAGATATTGATTAAGTCATTATTCATTATCGGATCACCAAAGTTACCACAGAAGCAAATATGATTTACAGTTTCTAAAACTTCGGGTGCAATTATTTTCTTAAACGTATCTAAGCTCATATCGGCGATTTTTAGATTAGGATTAGGTAAACCTCCATGATTATTCCTTGCGCACATAGGACAACTTGCCTGACAACGAGTACTAAGTTCTACATGAACAGATTTTAAATCTTTAAAGTTGAACATTCAATAGGACCTTTCCAATTATTTTTCCAGTAGATATGTTCTCCTACTGATTTATATTGATATTTTTCTGGTACAGTATCTAAAATAGGAAGACTTCTGTTTACAAATGCATCACGCATAATGGTTTGATGTACAAAATTAGTGATAGGTCCATTGTAGAAATTACTCCATGGTCCAGAAGCTAACTCTTCCATATCTATATTTGTTTTATCAGGCCATTGAATTACCCTAATTTTAATATCACCTTTTTTAATCATTATGTGATAAGGATTATCGTCTCCTAAACTTCCTATTTCAACATCACCTAATAATTCTGTAATACGCTTAAATGTATCGCTTAAGAAGCTTCTTTTATTATCACTACTCCTACCTATAAAACTGCCACATCTAATTCTATAATGGCTTATTCCTGTAGTAGGCATATCTTTATTTGAATTATTAATAGGGACATGTAGTCTTTCGATTTCTTCTAATATATAAGGCAATTCTTCTAATGACTTTATGGTATATCCTACGTAACCTATGTAAATTTCTTGTTGTTTCAAAACTTCAATTGCTCGTAGTTGTTTATCATGTACAGCCCTACCTTGATAATCAGGATGGTTTAGTCCAAATGATACATGATTCAATCCTGCATTTTTACATTGTTTTGTAAATTCCTCAGAAGCAAATTTCAAACCATTTGTAAGCACACTAAACCCACCATAATCTAACTGATTGATGTCTGAGCATAACATTACAAAATCAGGCCTTAATGTCGGTTCTGCTCCTGCAATCATTATTTTACTATCTTTAGGAAATTGTTGTACTTGTTGTATCAATGTAGGTATAGGCCTATCCGTTATCTTATTGTCAGGTAAATGATAACAATGAGGACAATTCAACTGACACCGATCAGTTGCCTCGAAAAAAACATAATTGAATTGAGGCACATCTCTAGTATGATTTAAGCCATAATAGAACTCAGGATCTATTTCTACAATACTTTTTTGCTTGCCATGTACAGGACACTCTTTACGCATTTTGATTGTTTCTTCATGCTCGTATACAATGGCAGGAATGTGTCTATAACATTCATTACATAGGCTTATAGTATCATGAATAAATTTATACATTCTTTTTTCCAATAATCATAAAACGAGTATACTTAGGTAGTCTCATTTCATATACTTGTAACGGTTTAATTTTAGACTGTTCTAAAAACTCAGTGTTATTATTTACACAACGAACATGTTCATTTAACTGGAAATAGTCATTGCTTTGCAATACAACGATAGCATTGTCAGGAACATTTCTTAACCATTGTTCGTATTGTTCTTGTGTGATATGTTCACAACTTGTATTGATCACAATGTCTGCACTATACTTATAATTGCACATGTCAGCAGTAACAGCAGTAAATCTTCCTTCAATTTCTTGTCTTTTGTTCATTGTAAGGGCAATTTTCTCGCATGCCGGATCTACGTCTAAACTTGTAATTTGTATAGCATTAATCTCACTATTAAAAATAAGACTGGCAAGAACTCCATTCCATCCTCCGTGTATAATAACATTCTTGGGTTCGGTATCTATATGATGTTCTAGATTTTCAATGAGCCAGACTTTGCTTTTGATTTGTCCTTTCCAAAAACTTTCTAGTGTACGATATCTGTCATCGCTGTTGCGAATAGCATCCATCCAAAACATTATATCTTCTATATCTAATTTCATACAATGCTCTTTGTTAGTATAACTTCAGAACTGCAAGAACAAAAGTCTTGTGTGCAAATACTGGGCTGCAATATATTAGATTCAAGTTGTTTTATAAAATTTGTTGAATATAAATTAACATTGTTGAAAAACTTTTGACCACACGCACCTTTGATTTCTCCATCTCCGTATACAAAAATTTTATCTAAGCCTATATTACACTTGAATCCTTTGAAACAATTTTTTTTATTAGTAATAATTTTATGCTGATCTGTGTCAACAGTATTATTATCTTCATCTAAAAACAAAGGAGCAGATAATCCTGTGTAAAAATCTATAGGTTGCAGTGCAGTTCTCTTTGGCGCATTATTAAGGTATTCTAACTGTTTATAATTGTATCTTGTGCTACCTTCAAAATTAACCGGTGCTACTGCGAGGTGCCAATTGCAGCTATTATTCAGTAAAAATTCAAAATTTCTTACAGATATTTCCCAATTATAAGGATCCATTAACACAGTAACATATAAATTTGACTTCTTAGTTTCATATATATGATTTGCTACATCGATAATATGATCTATATCAGAAAATTCATTGTGTACAGAAATTATAATCTGATCAAAAAGATTTGATTTTTCCTTCCAATATCGCAATGTTCTTGAAGCATTGGTAGACATTCTAACATAGCATTCCTCTGCCTGTTTTAAATCATAAACAAACTTTGGAAGGTCAGACCATACAGTAGGTTCACCTCCCATAATTTTTACATGAAATTTTTTCTTACCGAGATTGGTTTTATAGTATTCAAACAAATGTTTGACATTACTAACTAGCAAATCATAGTTATCACTGGGCCATTTCAAACTGCCTTCATTGAATCCAGGAAAGCAATAATGACATTTATAATTACAGACATTACTGAGCATTAGCTCAACATCTAGATTATCTTTATAGTCTGTGACGATTTTTGATATCATAATAAATGCTCTAGCTCAGGAAAAATTTCTTTAGCATTTAGACCTCTGATACGATCTAAGCTGTCTACATATTGTTTGAATGTTGTCAGCAAGTTGCTGTGATCTTCTGCTTCAACAAAACTTAACAAACCCTCCCAACGCTTCCATCCGTTTGGATTATACTTCCAGAAGTCGTCGTCTTGACGATAATTGTTCCACAACCAGTCTTTAAATTCTAAAAACTTATCACGAAGTTTAGCTTTGTCTTCCTGTGGTAGAATCCTAGCACTCAAAAACGTAGGAATATATAGCAGATGCATACTGATAATACCCCCACCTGTTTCAACCCCTTGATAAACACTTTTGTTAATTTTTTGGAAGTTTTGGGATATCACCCATTTGGCAAATTCTGTGACATGTAATATGTTAAATACCTGAACAGCACATGCAATACTTACCACTATGTTATCAGGTGTTTTATCTAATTTATGTAATGTATCTACAATAGTTTGCCATTTGGTAGGGTATCTAATATAGTGGTTCCGATCTTCTATATCATCTATACTAAATCCATATTTGACTTGTTTAAAATGAGACCAAAGTTCAAGTATCCAATCTTCGACCAAGGTTCCGTTTGAATTATACCTAAGGGTAATTTGATTTGCATAGCCTTGGCGTATAACCTCTTCCAATAACTTTCTATGCTCTTTGATCATCAAGGGCTCGCCGCCTGCAAAATATAGTTGTTTTATATTAGGAATCTGTTGGAATATTTCATTCCATAATTCTGGCCGTTCATACCATTTATTATTAAATTTAGATGCGTCAAAGTTGACCTGTTTATGTATTTGTGGATCGGAAGTTGTGGCAATTAATTTATCGTAATCTTGCGTCCAACGAGAACTGTCATTTGGAGTACACATAACACATTTTAGATTACACGTATGCCCTAAACGTAGATCTAGGTACTCTACTTTATTGGGTATAGTGCCATCATCTGATGTTTCAGAAATTAAATCTTCAAAACTAGTGCCCTCTTCTTCTTGCCACCAAAAACTTTCCCACAGCCTTTTACTAATCATTCCATTTGCTTCCTCTTCAAAGCACTTGGTACAACTTAAGGGAATATCGCCAGCAAGCATGGTTGTTCGTACATTACGCATATATTCGTTGTTTATTGCAGAATATAAATTTTCTTTGCCAAAATTTGCAGGTTCGCCGTTTTCTTTTTTTATATTACCAGCATCTAGAATGCCGTTGGTAGCTTGACTTGCATTTGAGCCGCAACACAATCTTGCATCGCCATTTGGTCTCGTAGCTACATGTATCCACGGCAACACACAGAATTTATCAGTGCCTGTTTTTTGTTGCATTTGTTTTATAAAATTTTTAGCTCTATCTTCCATTTTATACTCTTTCGTTATAATAATTTAGCAAATTTAGGTATGAGGGCAGTTAGGTCTAGGTTTCGTTTTTGTGCAAACTTTTTTGTATATCTTACACATTCTTGCCAGTTGGTAGACAATACAGTATCTAATCTGCTGGCACTAGATGCAAAAGGATCTACATCACATAATCTTGATAAATCTTTGTATTCTTTAGAATGTGCTAGTAATTCGATCTTCAGTTGTTGTTTTATATCTTCTGGAAGTACACTAATACTTTGCCATGAAGGTTGATCTACCCAATCCCACTCTATTTTCCAATTAGGCCATCGTGTTAACACATAATCAACGGTTTCTTTAAGATAAAAAATGTTGTATACATTGATGCAACAATGAAAATGCAGAAAAATATTTTCTCTATGCAATTTGTCGTATTTGGAGAATTGTTCTTGTAATTGAATCCATTTACTAGGCCAACGAAACCAGTCATTTACTCCCTCAATTCCGTCCATGCTGACTACAATTAACGTAGCTTTTGACATTTCTATATGCTTCAACAATCTACTATTGGGAAAAGATCGGCCGTTTGTACAAATTTGCATGGATAAATCAGCAATGTTCATTCTATCTAGGCATTCATTAAACTTATCTTGTTCTAACATAGGTTCACCCCCTATAACTTTTAGGTATTTTACCTTTGACAACTCTAACGAATCTATATTGATATTATGCGCTACTTTACTATTTCCCCATCTTGTACTAAAATCTGAACTACAATGCATACATGCAGTATCACACAAATTACTAAAGGCAAGTTCCAAAAAAATTAAATCACCTGCGTGAGATGTCGAAGGTGTAGGCATTCGATTAAAACTATTTTGTCTCAAACTTTTAATACCATGACTTTCGTTGTTGTAACACAAAGCACACCCTTCTAGTCTTTCTCCGCGTAACTGTTTATTTCGTATATCGCTCCAGTCCGGTATGCCTTGAAATATACAGCATGGTAATTGTGTGCCATTTGGCCGAATAGCCATTCCGTGCCACGGATATGCGCAAAGTGTTTTAGTCATCTAATTGATCAAATCCCCATTTTCTTTCTAAACACTGCCAACACTTTCCACAATGTCCGTTAGCATTTACTAGACAACTTTGTGTAAGAGATAAGTCAATCTTCTTTTGTCTAGCAATGTCTATGATATGATATTTTTGCACATGTAAAAATGGCATCAACAAATTACTATCTAATGATCTCCAGGGTCGTATTGGGTAATCGTCTGCAAATTCTGGAAAAATATCTATCGGAGGAATATGATTTATTCCAATATATAGACTTGAACAATATTCTTTTATATAGTCGGCCGCATAATCAATAAATTTTTTATTTGGCTTGTCCTGTATAATCTCTATTATATCTCTTCTTCCAGTTAATAATTCAACTTGATGTATAGAATCAATGCCATTGTGCCTTTTATAGTTGAATATTTTCACAGGTCCTTGTATTAGATTATATAAAACCCAACTATCTATTCCGCCGCTCATCAAAATGCCAGCATCTTCCTTATGATCGATATTTACAACACGCCTGTCCCAATTTGGGCCGCAAATAATTTGCATTAGTAATTTCTCCAAAGTTTAAAAGACTCTTCTCCATGTAATGTTCCGTTTATGTCACAGAATTTACAAGGCATACAATTTTGACGTTTTCCTCTTGCCAGTTGTTTTCTATAAAAATTAATAGATTCTCCTAACCAAATATCTTTAATAGTATCTCTGTGTACATTTCCTACTATACCAGACCTTGCCCAGTCGTTTGCACAGATTAAGACCTGTCCATCAATATCAATCATCATTTTGTAAAAAGGAAGATAACATGGTCTGTTTATGTCTAGGTCTGTTTCTTTGGCTACTATTTCATTTCTGTTTACTACTATAAAACCTTTGTATTGATATTTGAAATTCAAATTAATATTTGTGTCCAGAAAATATTTTGCTATGGTATCAGAAATATCTTCATCGTACATGCTCACAGTAACATTAGTACAACCACTATCGTATAAATTTTTAGCTACTTGTTTGTTTAAATAATCAGCATTCGTAACTACCTCGATCCAAGATATATTCTTAATAACTTTATTCAGCACTTCTATGGCTTCATACAAATTTTTGTAAAGCAAGGGTTCACCAAAACCTGTAAAACTTACCCGGCCATTATATTCTATTGCTTGCAGATCATTTGCTATTTTTTCTATCAGTTCTATATCAAAAAAACCTTTCTTGGGCTTGTACCCCTGACTCTGTGGACAAAACTTGCAGGATCTATTGCATATGTCAACGGCATTAATCTCAACTGTTCTTAAAGTTGACAATAGATCTGTTGCCCCTTGGCTTTGTTGCTGTCTTAAGATGTAGAAATCACTCATTTAATGTATCCATGTCAACCAGAGCCATTCTGTAATGATTTCCTATCTGTTTGCAGATAAATTTCTCTGTATATTTGTTAGGGGTGTTGAACAAAACATAATTTCCGTAGCTTTTTGTGCAATTATAGTTACTTTCTAAAAAGTTTCTAGTTTCAATCATGCGTTTTACATGATTAGGTATCTCTGCTAACATTGCTTCTAATTGATCTTGTATTCCGCCAACTGTGCAACTTCGTGGTCTGATAGTTGAAATTGTATCAATAACTTCTGTAGGTGCAATACACCACCCAAACCTGACACCTGGACTAGCGATACTTTTAGACAATGTTTTTAGAATTATCATGTTATTAGTTCGACAATCAATAACGGAGTTTTCAAAAAAATCTCCATATGCTTCGTCCACAACAATATACTTGTATTGCTTTGCCAAATCGGTCACCTGGCTTTTTGTCAGTTGTTCTCCATTGATACCACTAGGATTAACTAGATAATATACATCGTTGCCTGATAATACGTCCATTGACTTTTGCATTTCTGCAAATCCTGGCCAAGCATTCTTACAAATTGTAAGTTTTAGGTTATTCTGCTTGAAAAAAAACATAATTCTGGATATTAGTTCGCTTATTCCGTAGCCAATATCAATATTATTACAGTGATAATGTTTTTTGAGGATATCCAAGCATACACTGTGTTTACCGTAAGAATTGTAATCTAGTTCAAATTTCAAATGCTTATCGTAACAAACATTTTGTGATAAATTTATTATTGCTTCCATTTATTTACAATCCCATCTGCATAGTATATTGTTATTGTACCCTTATATTTTATCTCAATGTAATCATATAAATCAACTTCTAGCACAGGAACTATGCCTATAAAAAATAAGGCAGGACAAGTATTTCTATAAACCAGTTTATTGTCTTTGAACATTTTATATTCAACTAGTTCCATAAATTTATGTCATCCTTATCAAAATTCAAATTAAAGTTTTCTAAGATTTTATTTATACTGCACGTATAAAACTCCACATATTCTTCTTTGGAATATTTCCAGTATTTGAAATCAGTCCAAAATCCAGTAACGTCACTATCACACCATTTTGGCGGGATTGGATATCCTTTTCCCAATTTTGATAAGTCTTTAAATAATAATTTATGATTATCTACCATACGTCGTAAATAATTTTCATCCAAATTTCCACTAACGACAGTTTCTGATAAGGATATTCCTAATACATTATAGGGCCTTTGAACAACCGTGTATTTAAATTTTCCTAAATCCTCGTATTTTATTGGTATTTCTATAGGTATCGAAGTGATATCAAAAAGTGCTCGATGTGCTTCCCAGTCTTCTTTGCGTGACATTGTACTTACTTTATATATAACACCGTTATTTGCAAACAATTTTGCATCTGAATCTCTATACAATAACCAATCATTTCCGTGGGATTCCCAAATATACTTTAAATCTTCACTGGGATGTCCAGGAAAAGAGTTATTATGGAACTCTTGTGCCTTCTTCACAGACCAACTTTCTGCTTTGTATACTAATAGTTTAGATACGCACATTTTTCTTTGGTATTTTACTGTCTGCACTGCTTACACAACTATGAGTTATACAGGACTTAGGTGTTTTGAACAACTCAAAGCCATCATATATGTTTCCAAGTGGTTCGTCATGACAAGAATAACTTCGACACACTATATCGTTCTTTACAACACAACTTTGAAAACCTGCGTTACATTCCCATCCTTTAAATTTATTGAAGTCAAATGCATTGAGACGCTCGGCTTGATCTATATAATACTTTTTACCATCAGTGGCTATTAATTCTACATTTAATAATTCTTTTTCGTGGATTTTTTGCGGAAATCCCGTTTGCATAATGTTGATTTGTTCCTGTGTGTAGCCTTCAACTACTGCTGTGGCAGTAGGGTTAGATTGTGGCTTGAGGGTAATATTGATTCCCCTATCGGCAAATCTTCGAAGGCGTTGATACAGCTCTTCAAACTTTTCAGGTACCATAACTTGATTTATTGTAATATAAACGCCTCCTTCCATAAGTGCAAGGCATTTATCTCCAAACTCTTGTTCGTTGGCAAATTCATCATGAAAACTTGCTGTGATACTTCTGCGTTGCAATGTGGTAGTATATTTAACGAATTTATTCCACCAATGTTTGTTTGCTGTAGGTTCACCGCCGCTAAAGCTAAAGTGAAAATCTGTAAAATTATTAGCACGAGCCTGTGCCTTGATACTATCCATAGTGTTTAGGTACAATTCTAGTGGTTTTTTATCTACAACACTAGATCTAGCATGAGGCCAGCAATATGAGCAGTTATAATTACAATATCTTGTGGTTATCCAAGAGACTGTGAAAAGATGGCTCTTTAGAAGAGTTTTTTGTCCAAATCTTACAATATCTTTAAACGGAATCTGTTTGAAATCTGTCATATAACCACTCAAAATCATTTATTAATGATATATCAGACTTATTAGAAATGCCAAACTGCATACCAGCCCTAGCACCTCGAATTGCATATTCACCAAAGTTGTGATCTTGTCCCACGGTTGTCCAAGTTTTAAGGCGTTGCTCTGTCTCTTCATCTATTTGTCCTTGAATTGTTTTGCTAGCTAATTTAGCACATTCTCTGAAAGCACTCTTCCAGGTACTGAATTCGTCTGTGGCAAATGCAGAAAGATTGCTTGTTGCATCCATTGGCTTAAAAAATGATCCGATGCTTGTTGTCATGTCTGTGCTGCTAATGTCCATATTTATAGTCATGTTTCTAGGAAGTAATTTTACACCCCCATAGCCATATACTAGACCATTTACAGGATTCTTGCTTTTCCAAACATACACAGTGTTTTTTGCATTTATATCGTATTGGGGGATTTGATAGTCAAAATGGAAATCGTCGTATATTTGAGCATCGCCGTCTACTACATAAAACATATCTGTAGTAGCTAGTTCAGCCGCAGCTACGTGAGCTTTATGAATTCCTTTTATACCATGTACCCTTTTAACACTAGGGATTTTGTTTTGTAAAAGTTCAAAATTTTTATCAGCATTAGGTTCGTTATAAGAAATAAAAATAACATCATATGGCTTTGGACAACTTGCAACAATATCTATTTCTTTTTTCTGTATATAAAATCTATAAATTATTTCATTTTTACTCGGAAAATTTTTTTTGCTGATTAACGCTATGCCATCAAAAAATTTTCCGTTTTTAAAAAGATGATGGTACTGTAGATCCCAGTCCGGTACAGTGTAAGAAAAATCAAAACTATCACAAACATAAGTATCAGGATAGACCAACCAGAACATTTTGGTGAATGTAACTTGTTTGGCTTTTTCAACAGTGTCGACTATTTTAGCCGTGCGATATTTATTTTTAAGATTATACCATTCGTCCGTGGGTGGGCCAAAGTACACAATATCATACATTATCTTATACTACACTAGATTTAAAGTGCTGTCAATCTAAAATACTCTTTTGTACTACACAACAGTTCATCAAACATAATTTTTTTGAAATTTGACTTTCTATATAAATCAAAATTGTGCTGAATTTGCTCTTTCCATACATCGTGAATCAAAATATTCTTGTGTTTTCTAGGTAAATCATACCAGTGCTTCAATGTCTTATGAAATTCAACGAATCGTTTTTCCGCACATAAGATATTATCGTAACTTAAATCTAGCCCTTTGAAATTGGCTTCAAACCCAAAAGATTGCAGTTTATTAACAAAATTTGGCTGACCTAGAATGATAAACGGATGTCCGGCCGCAATAGGTCTAAAGGTTTTTTCTGTGATAAAACAGCCGTTTCCTTCGTAGGAACTTTCTGTTACCACAGTAAGCAGTGAATTTTCATAGATTTTGGTGTTTAGTGAATGCGCAGGATTATTATTACATATTGTAGATGATTCTACATCAACACTTCTCGGATATTGTGATTGTAATTTTGTCGTAAAAGAATTATCATCCACATTTATATATTTTGATTTTAGTTCGTTATTTTCGAAATATGATCCTCCGCTTACATATAAGTCTTTAAAGTTTGCAATATTACACAACATATACAAATGATCTGTTCTATGAGATCGATGTGCTCGGTTTAAACTATTAAAAGATTTTGCTGTTGCATTTGTTAATGCAGTAAATGCCAAGGGTTTACGGATTTGATGTGCTTTCCAAGGCACGCCGTCCCATTCAATACCGTGCGTAAATTCAATCACTGGACTTGTTTTTTTCTTAGCACACCAAGCAGCATATTGATCAGCACAATTTAAGTTACCTGAAACAATAATTACTGAAAACTTTGGAAGTTTCAAATCATTTATGGTTTTGTGCAAGCTAGCAAATCCATCAAAGTCTTCCTTAACAAAATCATCACCTTCAACTATGCTTATTATTGCAATCCTAATTTTATGCTGTTTCACAGCCTTTATTACATGCATAGGCAAAGTCTTAAGTAAATTAAAACTGTCAGAGTTATCGTAGTATTGGTCAATCCAAAGATGAGAATGCTTGCTTACTTCTACAGGATATAGTCCAGGCAGAGTATAATTTTTTGTATATCTAAATTCAAATTTGGAATTAGAATATCGCAATAAAGCTTCGTCTAAGGATCGCACATTTTTTATTTGGGATACATTGTGTAAATTTACCGCATTGTTGTCGTCAAAATATAATATCATTTTCTTACAAGTATAACACCGTTGTCACCAGACTTTACAATCTCATAACCGTACGACAGTAGATAAGGTATAACTGCACCACACTTTCCAATATAAATCCCACTGTGTTCCTGAAATGGCGTATCATCACAAATAATCATTGAATTATCATGCATATACGGCAAGCATTTTATCATCTGCAATAAATGTTCTTGTTGGCAACTTAAATTAGACACAGCTATGCCTCTGCTGTTGTAATCTGCAACAATCTTTGGATCTGGACTCTTTGTATTGTGTAACCAGTCATAGTTGTCAAGATACAATAGTCTAATTTTTTTATCCAGCAAAGGTAACTGCTCGTCTGCCCATTTCGAGCCCGATTCACAAATTACCCAATTTGTATGTTCTAAATGACTGCATTTGTTTTTTGCATTATCTACTACATCCACACTATAAAAATCAACCTGTTTATCTTTTGCAACGGCATCGAAGTATGCAGTAGATCCTTCACCATTTTCGCTACCAATTTCTACAATTAAGTCACTTTTTGTAAATTGAATCTGCTCTAAATATGCTTCAGAATAAAGATGAAAATTTGCCATGTTATACCTCAATAGATTCTATGTTTATTTTTTGTCCATGTGTCCAACCCATATCGTACATAAGATCATAAAGCCGTTCTGAAGTTGGTCCAAGTATAGTATGTTTATCGGGTTCAAATAAAAATTTCATGCAATCTGGAACAATTTTATTTTTATCATGCAAAATTTCTGTAGCCCTGTTTTTATTATACAGCATTTTTGGAAAAATTTGTTGATGTGCTTGCGTTAACTGTTTGCTAGACATTTTAGCAAGACGACGTATGTTTTTCAATAAAAATCGTTGGCGCAGATCTAAGTCATCTATGTCGTCAAATTCATAGTCAAAAATTTCATCGTATAATTTGAACCCCCAATAATCTCTGAGATGAGTTTGGTGAAATCTTGCACAGGTGTTTACCAAAAACGGTTTAAGATGTGCTATAGGTTTTAGTGTCTTTTCTGTTACATGATACTCATTAGGTTTTGCATGTGTTTCAGAAACCAAATCCATAAAACAAGTTTCATAATTTTCGGGAAAAAGTTTTGCCTTATAATTATTCTTTGAATATGATTTGTCTAGCAAAATCTTAGATCCGTTGTGATAAAGAAATTTGTATCTATCATTAACTTGGTTTAGAGATATCAGACCAAAAGGCTGTAATTTGTAACCAACAATTTTATCTACTAAACTATGTCTGTGTTTTGCGTATCTATTATTGAGATTTATAAAAATATATTTCCAAGTTGTTTTCGATAATATCGTATTATTGTAAGAATAATTTATAAATTCAGGCCAGACACTAACAAGATTGCCATATGACATTTCGGTAACAATATTATCCGTAATATATTCGCCGTGACTGTTTGGCGTAACTATGTAAAGAAGTTTGTTATAGTCCTGTAAATATGGTTCTATTTGACTTAAAAAATATTCAAAAATATCTTTTGACCTACACTCCGTTGGACTGTATATAATAATAGTGTCAGGATTTATAGATTTAATTTGTTTAATTATAATATTCCACTCATATATATTTTTGTTATGAGGTGAGTGTGTAGGTGAAAGTATAAATGCTTTCATTATTTTGCATCTGGAAAATATGATCTTCTTGGATCGTGTTCAGGAATGGCATTGCTGGTATAATAAAAATGAATTAAGCTATCTCTTGAAAGATCTTCTGGACACATGATAGGTTCAGGATGGCCGTGAACGTGATTTATATCATATAACCATATTGCTAATCTATTAGGATAGGGATAAATTTTTTGTAAACACTGAGTCCTGTCATTGTTCCAAAATTCTAAATGGCCGTTCCAATCCTCATTCCAGCTTTGATTCATATAGAAAATTATGTTGATTTTTCTATTCAGAGCAATCTGATCATTCCAGTTAAAATCAGTATGTAATCCCAATGAGGTTCCCCTAGGACTTCTACAGAAGCCGCCGCCCCTAAGATGTGGATCAGGCACTAGTTTTTCAGTGTCAGACACTTGTTCTAACCATTTTATAAATAAGGATCCATTTAAACAGTGGCTAAGAGTTTGTAAAAGAGGTGCTTGATACATATTTCTACACTCTTTTCTTCTGCTTGTCTTATTTTCAAATATCATATAGTTATTGTCGGATATTTCATAAAACTGTGTAATGATTTGTCTATATACATCCTGTGGTAAGAAGTTGTCAATTATAATAAATGGTACTGGATTACCTGTGCTGAATGGTTCTGATAAATCAGCAGGTTTATGAATATCGTTTAGATTTGTAAAAAAGTCGTGTATGATATCATGCATGAACTATTTATCTTGATTTTTTCTTAGCAAATTGTAATTATGTTCAACAACTGATGATACGTTGTGTAATAATTGTTTCCGATCTGTTTCGGAAAGATTGCATATTCTTTTAACTTCCTTCACAATATATTGTGTCCTTTGGAAATTATCCTCTATCGTATCGTATGTTTCGTCAATATAAGGATGGAACGTTTTAAATCCTAATTTTTTTAAATCTTCTAAAAAATACGGAGTTGCAAACGCAAAAAAAGGTCTTTTACATGCGATTGCTTTGTATGTTTTTTCCGTAATGCTAGTTGGAGCATGCATTCTATCATAATTAGAATTATTACCCATTGATTGATCAAAATGTGTTTCTACAATAATGTGAATATCTGCAGAATTAATCGCATCATATGTTACATTTGACCATTTATTACGGACATTGTTAGCATCGTCTAACTCATGGGGACAAGACTTTAACCATCTTTTTGTTTTTTTGTCAATGTGACTTACTCCTAGTTTTAATAAATCATCTGCCATTTCGTCCCAATTGTAAACTTTTTTACCATATGGCCAGATATTAAAAAAACTATATGTAAAATCTTTTAATAAATCTTTTTGTAATAAATTATAGTACAAAAACAA